GCGAGCTGCACATAAGTAAGATATCTCCATGCCAACCCGGAGAGCTGGTGCCGCCTCTTCATAAATTGCCTGATATTCTTCATCGGTCACGTACACGTCACGAGCTTTTAAAGAGAACTTGCGCACTCCTTTGCACGGATTTCCTTTCACGTACCCTCGTTCATATCCCCATGAGAAAACACGCGACATCCCGCCGAGTTCCTGGTTTGCCTGGTTAATACTGCGTTGGCCACGTTTATCCATATAGATCCTGACCATCTCAATTTTTATGTCATCTGCTCGCATATTCCCGAACACTGGGACCAGGTTTTTTTCATACGACCTGTAATCAGTCTGTGTCCGCGGAGCCAGTTCAGCAAAAGCTGGGCTGCTGGTGAATAACTTCCATAATTTAGAAAATGTCATTACGTCTGAACGCTTGGCTTTTTCTTCCTCATAACGCGCCCATAGCCGGGACATACTGGTCCCGGTAATAGGTGCAAGAGTTACGCTATGTTTTGTTCCTTTTGGCTTCCACACATAGCTATAACGGTTTTTAGTTACGCGTGGCGGTAGGTGCTTGTCTTTAGGATCTTTTCTTGGTCTGCCCATTGATTGCGTCGTAATTTGGCTCAAGTGCAACATATTCATCGACCTTAGGTAATTCAGAAACTCCGGGATCAATACTTCTGCGCAATACAATTGGGCGGTTCCGCCCATCTGTGGTGAACGGTATGCCGTGACACCGCAGCTGCCGCTGTTGGTGGGTGTAGCGCTGATAGCCAGTAATTTCTGCAATTTCCTGAGGAGACAGTGTAAGTTCGTGCATAGCTCATCTCTCTGATGGCCTGCCTGTAGAAACATACCAGGCAGGATCCGTAAATTGTGAAATTAGAAAATCAGTTTGCGGTCAGGCGTTTCCAGATTGCAGAGACGTATTTGACCTGATGCCGGGCATCAGAAAGTGCATTGTGCATGTCACCTTCAAACGGGATGTCGTAGCGTGGGTTGATACCGACAGATTTGCCCAGTTCAACCATGGTTCTTACGTCCCTGTCATTCCAGAACGGAACAGCGAAGGGGGTATCTGTTAACGCGTATGCGCGGCGAAGAATGACGTTATCAAACGAGCAACCATTACCCCATAATTGAACAGTGTGGCTACCGTTAGCAGCATTTTCAGCAATAAAGTCAGCCAGAAGTTCAAGGGATTCACGCAGCCCCATAGCTTCATCAATAAGAATGGCAGACCGGGCTTCAGATGATTGTTTCAACCACCATTGAATTGTAGAGGCATCAGGTTTCATGCCAAACGACATTGATGATTCAAGGCTGACAACCCGATAAAACTCGGCACCAGTGTTACCAGTTGAAGGATCAAAAAATACAGCGCCGATAGAGACTATTGGGGCATCAGGACTGTTGCCCATAGTTTCCATATCAACCATCAGGTGAGTATAAAAAGCGTTCAGGGGATCCGTATTAATATGGTGAACGGGTTCATTATTCAGGGAAGCTGACGCGTCACCAGTTGCATCAGCGCTTTTAACTGGCAAAACTGCTGTTTCGCTCTGAGACATTTCAGGATTAGCTTTGATTTCGTTGTTGTCAGTTTCTTCCATCTGCACATCGCTGGTGGCTTCCTCTGTATTGGCATGATGTAATTTATCCTCGACGGCGCGCTGGCGTACCTGGTCTACGACAGAAAGCGCTGGCGCTTGCTGGTTCCCCATCAGGCCATCAATGGAGAACACGCCGTTGCCCATGTTGGCGATTTCTGGTTGTTCGACTCCTGCCTTCTGTTCAGCTGTGACTTTCTCGTTAATCTCGTTTTCCCAGCTTTTTTCTGGCACGTGACCGGCTGCCGCCAGGATTTCTTCGGTTGGGTGCTGGTGGTCGGTTTCAGTCAGGTTCTTATTGATGTAACGGCTCAGCAGTTCCGGAAAATGGTGAGCGTTTTCTTCTGCACTGCGAATAAGTGCGAAAATAGCGGCACGGGAATAATCCAGGATGCCAGCACGTTTGCGCAGGGCGACGGACCACTCTTTGAACGGGCTTTCGTTTTTAGCAATGATCTCTTTTGCACGACGGAAAACGCCACCTGGGATATCGTAGATGTTGAAATCCATTGGAAGTGTGGCCAGCGCAATATCAATGTCCAGAGTGTCCAGCGTGTGGACAAGTTCCGGGTTGCGATCGGTCTTATTGCCTCCACCAGCGTTGGTTCCGGAATCAGTGTGCTGAATTTGCGACACACGATTGCCCTTACACCACTCTTTAACCAGCAATCCGTGGTCAATGTGTTCAGTGCTGAACCAGGCCTTAAAGAACTGAATTACGGTAGACAGATCCACTCGTTTACCATCAACCGGGAAAATAGTTTTTAGCGCGCTGACAATTTTCCAGATATCGATCTCTGGCGCTTTCCTGAATGGTTCTACATTCTCGGCGGCAAGCAGCAGATTTTGCACGTAGCTGTTATCCACATCCAGCTCAAGTTCCTGAATGGTTTTCTTCTGTTCAGTATCAATATGGTAAGCATATTCATCAGAAATAAACTGAGCCAAAAGGCGCTGGCGTAGCGGGAGAGTCGCAACGGTAATGAGTTCTGGCGTTACAGGTGGAACGGTTGGCTCATCACCCACAATTCGTGCTTTCTTATCGTTAACCCACTCCTGTACGGTTTGAGTCCGCGCTTTCGGTTCCGCAATCCATTCGGTAATAAATTCCTCAAATGAAGCAATGGTATAGACCTGTTCACGGTCGAAGACTTCTTTTATTGCGTTTGCCAGGTTCCACTCGACATGAGCAGAAAGCTCTTTCGCCGCTGGCACCTTTGCAACGGCCAGTAACAGGTTTTGTATATAGAGATCATTTTCGTCCAGTTCCATTTGTCCGATCTGGACGTGCCGCGCTTCACTGATTTCCTTCCCTTCACCGTCATTTAACAGGTGCGCAATCAGCCGCTGAGACAGGCGCAGGCGAGATATTGGGCGGAGCAATGCTGGCGCGTCGCTGGTGGGTACATTGGCACTGGAGGTTTCAGGTTTTTGCTGGCTGGAAGCCTCCTGATTTTCATTATCAGGCTTCTGTTTCAGTTGCCACGTTTGCTGGTCTTCTGCCAGTTCGTAACGATCGCACCATGTGTCATCAAGTGTGCTTTCCTCAGGAAGATCGTCAACAACAAACCAGTTGGTGCGGACAGGTAATTGATAGTCGGCGCCACGACCGACGGCAATATCGTTGTCTTCGAGAATATTGAGGATTTCGCGTTCTGCACGGGAATCTGATTTCGCAGAGAACCAGCAAAACAGGTTTTTTGCCTCAGTTGCTTTAGCTTTGGCTTTAATAAGATACGCATACGTTAACATTGCGTTCGGGCTCCATTGGATTGTAAGATACCCGGCAGCTGATGATCGCCGCCTAAGGTAGTGGTTATTGGTCAAAACTCGTTCCGGAAAGCTTTGGTCGGCTGACCGGGTACTTAACCCGCCTTGCGCGGGTTTTGTGCTTTATGGGGTAGGTGATTTTCCCTGCGCCAGCTGTGCGACGGGGACCCACTCCAGAGCATTCAGCACGGGCTCAAATGAATCAGGTGTGTGAGTAACGGCGCGAACGACGTCAGCCACGCTGGGGTTTGCTTTGCTAAGGTGGTACCCGCCACCAGCGCCACGCTGGCTGGTGACGATTTCACTGCTGCGCAACTTCGAGAAAATCTGCTCGAGATAAGACACAGACAGCTTTGATTCTTTACTGATAGATGCGATGGAAACCGGACTGCCGTTGTAAATCCTGTTGAGGATGGCAACGACCTGAACAGAAGCCACCACGCGTTTCATTCCAAACTCCATCATGCATCCTTTGCCGGTTCGCGACCGTATCCTGGGTTATCGTTTAAGGCGTCATTCAGAACCTGCATTGCCTCATTATGTGAGAGAGTCAGAGCAAGTTTGATCGCCGTTCCAAGAGCTTCAGCCGCACATTCAAACTTACGAGCGAGCCTGGCTGTTTCATCAACTTGTTCACCCATCGCTTCCATTTCAAAGTTGTGCTCAGTCCAGACTTCATCCATCACATCACTTTCAACTTCTTCACGTAATGCTTCTTTTACTTCCAGAACAGGCAAAACCCCGATTAATGCCTCGGCTGGTGCGCTGCTGAAGCGCAATGCCAGATCGTTAGCTGACATAAAAACCTCCGGAAAAAAGCCCGCCACGGGACGGGCAAAGAACACTTTTCCAATTTAACCAGAACAGGTCTTCGTCTCCTGTTTGGTTACGATGGTGGTATTACCATCACAATGCCCTGTGCACCGGGCATGAGGCTGGCAACAGCCATTGGTCAAACTCGTTATGAACGAACTGCTGTCTGTTGGTCGGCAGACGGGTCGCCCTTCTGGGCAAGCGTGTAGCAAATCAGTCGAATGATTACTTCAATGCGATTTAGATGTACGGCCTGACACCGCACTGGTTTACGTGCGAAATCGATCATGGATTTATCCTCTTGCGTTGCCCTTGTCGCCAGGCTGGCGGAACGTTGAACCTGCTGCGTGTTAATACTTGTCATCTCATCCGGTGATTCGTATGCCGCCGGCAGCTACTTCGTGGGCGTCCTGCCTCGATGACGTTTTTCAAACTGTGTTTATATTTAAACTCTAAATGTGTTTAAAAGTCAACACGAGATGTGTTTAAAGCGATGCCGATGAAAGCGATATGGGAAAAAGGAAGGGGAAGGCATAAAAAACCAGCCAAGTAGGCTGGTTAGATTGCTTAGTATTGTGGCTTAGTCGTCAGTTGGCTTGAATCGTCCACGAAGGTACTTTTCGACATATTCATCTATTTCTTTCAGCCGCAATTGAAAGGTATCGATCATTCTGTCTTGTTCAGACTCCGGCAACTGGTCAAAAAGGGTGATTAATTTACGATGCTTAGGCGTTAACCATGATTCAGCGTGATCATCACCAAACATTAGATCTGCCGGGCTAATACCGAGAGCTTTAGATATTGTTATAGCGTCGTCAACGCCAACGTTGCGGCGACCTGCTTCATAGTTCCCGATGCGTGACTGAGCCCACCCACATAACTCTGCGAGTTTAGATTGCGACATATTTTTCTGTTCGCGTAGCTGCTTCAGTCTGGCGGCAATTGCAGTGTTTATATTCATTACTGATTTTTACCACGTTACGTGTTATCGCTCAAAGAACGTTTCGTCTTGACTATCTAACACATTATGTGTTTAATTCAGCTAAACACTATATGTGAGGACAAGATGAACAACATCGCCAAAGAACGGCAAGCGCTCGGTTTAACTCAAGAGCAATTAGCCAAATTATTCGGGTGGCGTCAGTCAAGGCTCTCAAGTTATGAGAACGGAACACGCCAGCCTGGACTACCGGAATGCAGATTAATTGTGGAGAAGCTTAACGAGTTAGGGCGCACCTGCTCCCTTGATAGTGTATTTCCGCCACAAAGCGAGGTCTGAACGATGCAATCAGTAGCTTTTACCCATAATAAAACACGGTTAGCCTCTCCGGTGAAATCGCAAAATCATTTTAAACCCCAGCGCCGCGACAGCATTCAGCACCGTGCCATATTGGCCGCCGTTCGTGAATGGGAATCGACATTACCAGGACAGGCACAGGAACGGATCGCTCAGCTGGTGGCTGAAGAGTGGGCCAAAGCAGATGGCCGCGGAATTTCTGTTAATAAGCAGAATTTTTTCCGGTATTTGAAAAACGAGGGAGGCTCAGAAAAGTACACGACTTACGTGATGCAGCTGTCAGGTTCAATTATTGCCGCTATGCCAGTTCAGATAGCCAGAAAGCATGGGTTAAGTAATGCGAGCACAGAAGCAGAGCTGGTGGCGAGCGCTATCAAAGAATGCAGCGAGGCACACCAAGCCAAATTAATCGGCGCTCCGTTACAGAAGCTCGAGAAGGAGATTCGTGAAGCGGCAATCGCATTGTTCAACATGCTACCTGCTGACGCGGCGGGACCACTACTGGCGAGTATAAGCGCCGTAGCGCCGCAATTGTTTTAATCGAGTTTTGATCAATGACCATTATTACTGCAACTCGCGGGGTGAAATATGCCTAATCCTTTGGCTAAGGCCATGCCTAAGAGTAAGGCTAATAACGAGCCTTATCGTAAGGTGAAGATCACCATGTGGGATGATCCGAAGTTTCGAGCCTTATCACCACTCCCGCCAAGTGGCCAGAGTCTGTTTATTTACCTGCTTACAGGTCCATTCACAGGGATTATTCCCGGGCTGTATAAGGCGGGAAGGGCGGCTATGGCCGAAGAATTAAACTGGGATGTCGAAGCCTTCGACTTAGCCTTAGGCGAAGCCATAGCGTTAGGTATGGTGGAAGCTGACCTTAAAGCCAGAGTTTTTTGGTTGCCTAATGCGGTGAAACATAACCCGCCAGCATCAGTGAACGTGATCAAATCCTGGGCAAGATCGTTTGAATTACTGCCTGAATGTTCACTTAAAGATAAAGCATATGAAGCACTCAAAGCCGCCTGCTACGGGGTTTCTGACGCTATGGGGATGGCTTTTGATAAGGCTTTCGCCTTGCCTAAGGATAATGCTAAGTCTTTGGCTAAACCTTTGCCATCAGGTATCCAGAAAGCAGTTAGCAGTAAACAGATCTTAAACCCCTCTCTTAACGCGGGCGCGATGAAAAATCCGAGTAGGGAGGAACTACCATCCATGGCCATGCCCCGATACCTGGACGGTGTTTCTGAACCGATCGGGAAATTCAGCATGACAGATAGCTGGCTTCCCTCCAGAGACTTCCGACAGCGCGCCGCATCGTGGGGTATCTCCCTGCCTGAACCAGATTACCTTCTGACTGAACTCGCGGAATTCACCGCGTACTGGGAGTCGGAAGGGAAAGTTTTTACGCAAATCCAGTGGGAACAAAAATTTGCCCGACATGTAGCCCGGGTGAGAACGCAGGTAAAACCAGAAACCGGAGGTAACAGTCATGTGGGAGCAGGATCAGAACCAACAGCATCCCGGGCAGTTCAGCAAATTCAGTCAGCCCACGCAGAGTGGCGCCGCAGGAATGGACTTGATGGCGACGGAAACAGCCTGGCGTCTGTGGCAGGTCATGGGGGAGGTGTATTCGAACCGATGGACCCAGAAGAACGGGGCGGAGCCTTCGCCTATCTGGATAGCCCAGATAGGTTCGATGACTGAACAGCAAATTAGACTGGTCTGTCAGCAGTGCATGGAGCGCTGCGCGATGGGAAATACATGGCCGCCTGACCTGGCTGAGTTTGTTTCTCTGGTTTCAGAGAGTGGTGCGAATCCATTTGGGTTGACGTCGGAGCAGGTTATGGCGGAGTACCGGCGCTGGCGCAATGAGTCATATCGGTATTCAGGTAGCGATAAATATCCATGGCCTCAGCCTGTGCTGTATCACATCTGTATCGAAATGCGCAGAACGGGCGTGGAACGACAAATGACAGAAGGTGAACTGAAAAAACTGGCAGATAAGTTACTTACGAAATGGTCGAAGCATGTTGGTAATGGGCTAAGTGTTCCCCCAATTCGACGTCAACTGGCGGCGCCGCACCATCCGGCGGGACCAACGCCAGCGCAGATACTGATGGAAGAGTACAAACGC